TTTCTAGGGTCTTGAGCATAGTCTTGCCAGCTTAATCTAAAATCTATTGTTATAGGGTTAACTAATCTTCCGGATGGTATATCTACTATGTCTGGCAATGCACGAAAGGCCATATCTCTCACGATAAAGTCTTTGACATTTAATGTCTCAACGTGTGTAGATTTGACAGGTTCTCCAGAATCGTTAATGATTGTCAATGTTATATCATATACACCTGGCCAGGTATATATATGCTCTGCAGAAACACCGGCATATGTATTACCATCTCCAAAATCCCATATCATATTTTCTGGGGAGAAGTTTATTGGAGAATATGGTAGTATTAATTCGTTTTCGTACCTATTGGGAAAAGGAGTGGCGCTTACAGGTGTTAGACCGTTTGTATAAACATTATCAGCACATATTACTGTAAACTCTATGTCTGCAGTCAAGCTCATTCACTTAATATACGATATCCGGGTTATCTGTATCTTGATACTGGTCAACATTTTGAGAGACTTGGTCATTGGATAATGATATATCTACAATATTAGTTGATGCTACAGAACCTCCTGTTGATGTTGATGCGCTTAGTTCATTTGTCACATCACTAGTTCTGACCACTTTAATTTTAGAACCTAGCAATTCTATATTATCAAAAAACGGGAATTTGAATACTGGTAGTTTAAAGTTTTGGGTTGTCTGTACAACATCACTAGGGTAAACTGGGTTCCATATTAAAAGTGAAAGTCCTTCGACATATGTGTTAGCCAAATCTGTTCTGTATGTATAGAATGTTGATATTCCTTGTATATTTAAAATATCGTTACTTATATCTGTTAGGTTAATAGTCATTCCTATTTTGGCGGTAGTAGAGTCAAAATATTTCTTAATGATTTCTATAACTTTTTGTACCATATCATTACTATTAGCTCTACTATTATCTTCCTGTACAATTAACAAATTTGTAGTGTTTGGTATGTTTGTTGATAAAACTTCATTAGTGCCTCTCAACCCTGTATTAACTGAAACATAAACTGGGTCCATAATTATAGGGTCACTAGTTACTGTTTTAATTTGCGAGATTTTGGATATCATAATCTCTTTCTGAGCAGATGTAAGATAGTTATTTCGTTTTGTAACACTTGTAGTTTTTTCTAATCTAGGTACACCATATATGTAAATATTATTAAAGTTACAACTAGAACTGAACTGAACTTGATTATACAATATTCTACTCTCTAAGCTAGGGGAGGATAAGCCTATATCGTAATAGTATTTCAAATGTGTGTCAAGATACGTATCGTTTGATACACATTTAACATCGCTTATAAAATTACCGAAATTTGTTCTTATATAATTTTCATAATCATTCAAACTTACTAACCTGTATTGCGATGAAAATGTTTGAGGTGCATGAGATCTTATATTCTCAACCGTTTCACCTGTAAAAAACTTAGAGCTAGGTTCTGTGTTACTCACAAGCACTTGATCACCATTGGCCTGTGTCATATACACAACCCCATCCCCTTTTATATTGTTGCTTAATTTTAATGTAGAAAACTGAGTAGACTCAAATAACGATAGAGATTTTCTATATGCATCATTCTCACTCACCTCACCAGCCGTACCATCGGTTACTAAGTAATACACCATAACTAAATCACCTTGGTTTAGTTGTGTACCGTTTATACCATTACCAAATTTTATTTCATAACGCTTGTTTTCATTTAATCTTATTTCACATCGTCTAGATGTTGGTCTCTCAAACAGTAATGATGTAGTAACATCATATTTATGATATTGGCCTGTTGTACCACCTTCTTGTACATATACATCTATATTAAAGTGATCTATCGATACATCATCACCAGGTACAATTGTTAGGATTTCATTTGGTTCTCCGGTAGAAGTATATACTGGATACTCTCTATACGACCCTTGATATAATAATGTGGTCCCAGAGATTTGTGAGAGGTTTTGTTCTTCATCTACAGTCTTTACAAATGTTGTGTCAGTATTGAAACTGTACCGATAACCTGCTATATCAATATATGTATACCTTGGTATTGTATATGTACCGGCTGATAACAAATCACTAGCGACAGCGTCTATAGAGAGTACCGGTGCTTGTGTACCTACAGGTTTATAATCTAAGCTTTTAACTATTCTGTTTATATTTTCATATAACTGTGACTCTGAAAACAGCGCTTCATTACTTGTATTATTTAAATAAAATAATAATACATGGTATGCATAGCTTATTACGTCAATAAACGCATTAATGTTACTACCTTCGTAGTTCTGATCAGTAAATGCTTCATTAGAATTGAGTCTCTCAATAATTAAATTTTTTAAACTAGATGCATCAAACGCGGCATAACCTGCTTTAGGTAAAGTAAACTCTAATTTATCGTTGTTTGGTCTATATATACTCATTGAGGGGTGTATCCAAAGTTACCGGATACCTGAACAACTCCCCTTTTGGATGTTGTTCCAGTGTATCTGTATTGTTGATTATTTAATGCTGGTATAGTACAAATTATATCTATTCGGTATGTGTACTGATCCGGGTAAGCTTTTATATTTACATTTTTAACCTTGACTCGAGGTTCGTATAATGTAAGTGCTTGGAGTATCACTTCTCCTAAAATTTTTGCAGTTTCTTCTGTTACCGGTTGGAACAAATACCTCTTTAGGTCCGCGCCAAACGATGGATTCAATATTTTTTGACCAGGTGCGGTGTTAAATATATTTGTTATACTATTATCAATAGCTTTAAAATCTATATCTGTATCTAAGTCTTTTTTTGTAGTGTTTGATAATAAATTTTTCGCGCTACCTGTAGATTCCATTGAAAAATCTAGTGCAAGATCTCTAAAAACTGTATCAGGTGATATTAATATACCTTGTCCCTTTTTAGGTTCAAGTGATTTAACTTTTATTGCCATATGATTATTTACTCTTGAGGTACTGTTCTACAAAACCTTTCACTGTGAATGTATGCTTAAGTTTGTTCCAATTTATTTTGTTGTAGGTTTCAATATATTCATGTTCCAATTTTTCGTAGTCTAAATCGTTCCAGTCTTCTAAAATTATTATTGGAAAATTATACTTGTATTTTAATTCTAAAGCTTGTATAGTTCTAATCATTATTGGTATAGTATTTGCTAGTATAGCTTCGTATGTCTTTGTACATTGAGCTCCATTCCCGTTCGGTGAGACAAAATATTTAAACTTGCTCAATTCTTTGTAGTAATCTGTAAATTCTGTAAAGCAACCCTCGATTTTGCATGCAGGTGTTTGCATGTACTTGTCTAATTGTTGACGTTCTTTAGTATATCTATAGTCTGGTTGTTTTGTGAAATTGGATTTGAGATGTTGTAAACCGAAAGAGGTCCCAACTAATCTGGTCTTGTCTTTCGGTTCAATATTATTAATATAATTGTGTATGTTCACCTTACCATTATCGGTATTCAAGTCCATATATTGTCTGTTTAGGCAATTGGGTAGTAGATTGATATACTCACACTCCACATCTTTACCTTCATAATATATTGCTGCGAAATGATCTTTTAACTTTCTCCACAAAAAAGGTTGTACAGATTGTTGTACATCGAATGTTCTAAAGGTCTTGGATGGTTGAATATCATTAAACCACTTGAGTCTCATGTCAGAACCACCGGTTAGTAAAACACTTTTCCCTGGGTTTGTTTTTATATTACCTTTTTGAATATGACGATATAACCCTATCAATGTGACCGGTTCTCCCCAAGCCCAGACATGGTCTTCGCCCGATAATGTCACTAGGTCTGGTAAAGGACCCGGGTCATATTGGTGGACTTTGTGTAGTATTTGAGGTCCTATATAATATTTTATATAATTTTTTAGTTCTGATTTGTGTAATATATTGTTACACCCCTTCCGGCCATGGCCGCGGATGTATAACAAGTCCTTAATGTCAATCATATTTGTATTTATTATGTTTAAACTCACCGGCAAAGAGTTTTCACTATAAGCTAGTGAATTTACAGTAGTTGGAATAAATAATTCTACTATGAGTAACAGATTTAATGAATCCTTCGCTAGAGAAATGGCCAGATTTAAGGTTGTTGATGAGTCAACACAGTTTAGAATACCACATAACCGTGAAAGAACAGGTGGGTTACACCCCGGAGATAGAATCAAGTTTGTAGAGAATATTTTATCTAGTGAATGGTTCAAAAACCAAACACCTGAGGTGCAATCCTTAGTGAAAGAATTACATGAAGGTGATTTAAATTTATTTGTTGATGGTGTTACAGGAGAGATGGATAATACTAGCGCTGTTATTGCGAGAGAATTAGCTCCGGGGTTTCAGTGCCCGAATTCTAAAATTGAATTACCTGCTAATTTGTGTGAAGTGTTGGATACAACAGGTAATCGAGCCTCGTCACCAGTACCTGACAGTTGGAGAGGGCCTGAACGTGTTACAATCAAGCCTGAACCAGTGAAACCATTGAATGAAGAAGAAGTTGCTGATAGTCCGGAAAATCAAACACTCAAAGCTGATGACGGTAGCGGTAAATTGAAGGATACCGATCATTCTTTACCAGAGAAAGATACAGCGGGTGCAAAAGGTGGTAATTATACCACCAACTATATGCCAAGGGGTTAAATGAAACCTGTCACGTTCAGACAATATGTTTCTGAAGTGATGGCAAGAGATCTTCACAAAGGAGACCACGTGAAAAATGTGAACCCGGATTGTGAACATGCTGGTTCAGAGGGTGATGTTGAAGATATTGAAAAATTACCTAAAGTTGGTGATGGTAAAGGTGGTAAAAACATGCCCGGTAGACTAGTGGTCTACAAAGATGAAAAAACTGGTAAGCGATTGAAAAAGACTGCAGATCAGCTAGAAAAAGACTAGTTTAAGTTTTTCAGCACAATGGTGAGTATCATCACCATGATATCTACTATTGCTTCTCGTTCCAAAAAAAACATAACCAACGCGATAATCCAATACCACTCTCGTTGCATGTGTTGCATGTCACCATCCCCAGTAAGGATTGTTAGGATCTTCCCACCAAAACGTCAATCCACCATCTTTCTCAAAATCGAACGTTTCAACGCAATAATCTGGTTCGAATATACTATCTGCTTGTTTGTACACACATGCATACTTCATCAGCCCCGGGAACACATATGAACTCATCACTCGTTTGAGTGTGGTAAAGTTTTGGCCTCGAAGTACCCCGGAATCTACAAACAGCAGCTTCCTCGGATTGACCCAACCAGCCGCTCGCTTGGCGAAACTGCCGATGTGTCGTTCATATTGCTTGTCTGTGAACTCTTCACCCCCAGGGTACGGCATCTCCAAGAATTCCAAGTCCATCGGCACATAGTTGTTCAAATAACTCAAACGATGGCACAATATTTGACATATCACGCTGCTGTATTCTGGGCTGCACACAACGATTATGGTTTTACCGTCAACCCAACCATCGTTTTTGATCTGTTGGTACAGTTTTTCTATGTCTTGTTGTTCTTTTTGTTGGTTTATAAAAAAATCTTTTAACATATCAGGGCTTGGGATGTCTCAATTCGTCAATCAAATCTTCATGTTTATCCAATCTAGCTTCAACGTATTTGAGTCTCATGTTTTGTTCCGCATCATCTGGTAAACTACCAAGTTCTCCACGTGGCCATTTGACTCTGAACTCGCTGTTCATTTCTATTGATTGTTCAACACGTATCAACGTGTTTTCTAGTGTGTTCAATCTGTTGACAATTGCTGAATAGGTCCAAACTGCAGTCGCGACAATGGCAATCACCTTGAGCGCGAATGCTAGATTAGCTTTGAACTGTGTGTTTTGACTAATCTCTGCTATTTTCTTTTTATCCTGTTCCTCTATCATATAAGTATTTATTCTCCGATATTGGGTATAAATATACTATATGAAAACCTTTAAACAGCATGTTTTCAAAGAAAAAGAAAACGGCACTCTCTCTATCAAAGAGCGTTTAAAATTTTATAAAAACTTTTACGAAAACCTGTCTCCACGTAAATTCAAAGTGAAGATACAATCCAATAAAATCGTTATCGACTTACTATAACTACTCTCATGTAATTATTTATTCTATCGCTTCCAGAGATATGCAACAGCTGTAAAAGTTTATCTCTTGATCCAACACAAACGCGGATCTATACAGATGCTCCGATATAACCAACAAATATTTTTTGGTTTTCGGGTTGGATGGTAGTGTATCCACGATATAATCGAACATCTGCTTGAGCAAGCTAGCATAATCGTTGTTGAACAGTTGTTCATGCTGTATTACAAGCTTTCTCACTTGTAAACTGTCTTGTTTCAACGTTTCAAAGATTTGTTTGATAAAATCATCGTGCTTTTCATATGATGATATCTTCAACTCACCATTGATACAGCATTTTTGTAGTTCATTGATTGTTTTTCTGAGATCTGGGTAGAATGTCTTTATCAACTGTGAAATGAGTTGTTTTTGATCGTCGGAAACCTTGATATCTTCTTGTTTGAGTATCTGAACCACCCGGTTCACACAGCCTTTGATAGGTGGTGTTAGGTCAAATGACTGTGATCTAGACTGTAACGGTTGAATCACCCGATGTTTGTAGTTAGCGGTGAGTATGAACCGTGTGTTACCGCTGTATTCTTCCATTGTGTTACGCAAAGCTCGTTGCGCATCAATTGTCAGTCCATCAACCTCGTCAAGAATCACCACTTTCAATGAACTACCCAACGATCTAGTTTTAGCAAAGTTGGTTACTGCTAATCTGATCGTGTCAATTCCATTTTCATCACTAGCGTTGATATACAAATATTGTGTCTCTTCAAGAATATCTTTGACTATGACTTTAGCCAGGCTGGTTTTGCCTATACCAGCGTTGCCTATGAACAATATGTTGGGTATCTCTTGCTGTTGTTTGAATTTGTCAAATGCTGATCTTGTTGATTCGGTCAAGATCATTTCATTCAGAGTACCAGGACGATACTTCTCCACCCACAAACTATCAAATTTGTTCATTTTGTTTCCTCCATTTTTTAACCATGTATATCATAAATTCTCTATCTGATTTACTATTACCAATCAATATAGTATCCTGGTTAGTGAATAACCAACCACCTTTGACTTTTTTAATTGTCGGTTTTTTATCCCTCAGATTCATAATCCGGGTTTTTGATATAATCAGGGTCTCCTTCATCCATTTTCATTGGATTGCGTATATACTCACCAGAATCTAGTTTTTCTTTGGTGTATGCATCAGCATAAGACCACCAATCATCGGTAGATTTAACTCTCAACACCTTTTCTTTTATATCTTGCATGTCTGCAGACAGTTTGGGGCCCTGATCATTAGGATAATTTGAAGTGTCTCTAATTCTTTTGCTTAGCGGTGGCAGGCCTAAATTTTCATCCGATGATCCAAATCCTTTATCTCCTCTGTCGGTCTCAGTCACCTCTTCTGACCACTCGCATTCTGGTTGTATCAACGGGTACACAACAATTTGTGCAATTTTATCACCAGCTTCCACTTGTAAATCTTTTGTTTCATGAAAATTGTACAGTTTTACACCTAGATCACCACGATAACCATTATCAATCACACCTAAATGTGGTTGGATGCTGTTTTTGAAACCAAGACCACTTCTAGGCTCAATTCTGAACCAATATCCAGGTGTGATGTCTGCTAGTGTCAAGCCTACTTCAACTACTCTACTAGTACCTGGTGGGACCCAAGCGCTTTCTACTGCGGTCAAATCGTATCCCGTGTCACCGTAATATGGCTTATCGTTGTTTGCCTTGGGTAGCACCGCGGCATCATGGGTTTTTTTAAATTTTAATACTGGGTTATTCATTTATTAATGTACGTCCTTGTGCATCTGGGTTTGATGATTCTAGCACCTTTACTGCTCCGTTGCTCTGCAACCAAGTTAGTAGTATTGATAGCTTTTCTATTGGTAATTTGTAATCTACACCGTTTACTGTTATATTGATCATACCTCATTATATTATATTTGTTGAGATATTTCAAGGCTAGGTGTAAATAATAGTATGTCAGAAGAGCAAGAAGATGATCCGTTTGATAATGTTCAAGATTTGATTGAACAATTACAGGGTGGATCTGCTCAAACGAGTGAGTTAGTTGAAGTAGCTGAACAGGTTAGTTTAAACAAAGACCAGTTAGAACAATTTATACTGGACAATCAAGGCACTCTCATTAAAGACAGTGTTGACGTATTGCAAATTATGAAACAATATGTCGCGGCAGCTCCTAATGCAGAAGATATTGGTAGTTTTGCGGAGCTGTTGAAAGCTACTAGCACAGCTATTGACAATTTGACCAAATTACACACTAGTAATCAACGTGTAAATACTCAAGTCAAAATAAAGCAAATGGATATAGACGCTAAAAAAGAGATCAACACTGATAATAATATGATGAAGCTTGTTGGTACACGGGAAGAAATATTTAAAAAAATGTTAGAAGATAGTGTGATTGTTGAAGCGGAAGTTGTAGATGTAAACAAGGACGATAATCAAAGTCCTACTGCATCACCGAGTTGAGCTAAAAAGCCTTGCTGCTTTTTTTCTAAAGCGATTCTTTTTGCTTCTAACGCTTTATCATCGGCTGACTCTTTCGCGGTTCTTTTGAGTCTATCAGCTTTATCTTCGCAATCCACACTCAAAACACAGTTATTAGTCATTTCTTTTTTAGTCTTATAGAGCTTATTTTTTAATATATCAACATTGATTTGTGTACCTTCAACATCCATTTTTATTTTTTTAAACTTGTATGAGCTTTCTGGTTCTCTAGTTTGTAACCAATCAACCAATCTCCATAAATCCTGGTACTGTTTTTGTAATGTAGTTACTAACTCTGTCACGATCTTACCCATCCGATTACGGTGTTCGAAATCTGTTATTAAGTTATTACCATGCGAATCTGTACTACTATCCTTTACCAATTTGTGACTGTTAGGACCGTTAATTATGTTTTTTAGGTTCATTCTACTGTTAGCGTTGAGTAACTTGCTAAACTTTAAACTGATTAACTGTGTGTTTGTGCTGAGTTTGTAATGTAATTTACTATTGTATACCATCGGGGGATCATACTGTTTAACTGAGACATCAAAAAATGGTAATACTCTATCATCATCGATAAAATCTGTTTCTGTTAAACACCCTATACTTTCACTTATCTCTTTGAAGTAAACCCCGGGCCCAGACATTAATTTTTCGCATTCTTGTTGTATAACCGGGTGGAGCATCCTATATTTTTCTATCCAATAGGCTAAAAACTCATCTGTAAGACCAGATCCACTATCGTTATTGAAACCTATAGCTGAATCAGTTGCAGCAGCTCCAGGTTTTCCTTTAGCATCTTTACCACCTCGTGGGTTGTCTTTTATCTCTAAAGCGTCAGACGCTAAATCACGAAAAAACTCAGCTTTATCTGTTACAGGATCGACTGTTATGTCTGTATATCTAAATATACTAGATACTGTCATTTCTTTAGCAAACTTATTTACATGCTCATTATAATCTGTAAAGGCCTTTACAAAGTCTGTAGTATTTAATATATTAACATCTGTCAATTCAGGATCTATTGTTTGTTCCGCCATAACTATTCCGATACCTTCTCTTTTTCGAAATTTGGGCGTTTGAACCTGTATGGTTTTACACCCATGATTTCGTTACTGTATGTTTCTTTACTTATAATATGCTTTACACTAACAATAAAATATTGGCCTAATATTTTTTCATCAAATTCATTATTGAAATAAGGGTCTTTTCTATCTATACTGAAAAACCGGCCGGTACGACGGTGAGTGTCTCCTTTGATTGATAGTGAGACCGCGTTATTTAAGAAAATTAAATTTTTATATAATTGATTCCTACCTTTTATGGCTCTTCTTTTTTGTTCATTATCTAATGTAAACATATTGTTTAACAGTTTTTGTGACTTTTTACCTTTAGTCATTTGAAAATTTAACACAGGGTTAGGGTCTCCCATAAACTTACCATCTAGATATTGTTCTTGGAATTTTTCTGAAACTGTACGTATTTCGTTATTGTATACATCAATATTAAATTCGTGCGATGACATGTTGTAACTGTGCACCGCATATGTAGTTAAAAGTGATTGATTATCAATCCCGGCCAAATCTTCAAATTTCCAGCTATCTGGTTCAAGTTCCATGGACTCTCCCGGGATCATGTTTTTTCTAAACGTTTGACCTATTTTAGGTATTGGTACTTTAATTGATTTAACTTTACTATTTAAATCTCCTAATTTTAGGTTTGGTGCTTTTGCTTTACCAAACAAAAAACCTAGTTTAGATAAAAAACCCAACGGACCAGCATGTTGTGATATCTGGAATTTATCGTACTGATAGTCACCAGCTTCTTTACCTTTTAACGCTTTACTAAAATATTTAGATATTGAAATTAAGGTCCATTTTTTAATATATGTATCAAATTTTAAAATACAAAAGTCATTATCACTTTCATCTGTACTTACGTGGGAAGACATAAGAGCATCTAAATCGTTTGTTCCTTTGTATTGAGATGGGCTACTATAGAAAATTTTTGAACCTCCTTTATCCCACAACTCATCATCAAACTCTGGTTTTTGATCTTCTAATGCTTGTTCAATAAAAGCTTTTATCGCATCACCGGTTTCGACTTCTCTATCAGTATTATTAACCTGTCTAATTTCTTTTTCAAACTGCTTTTCTTTTTTCTTCTTAACTAGAGCAGTACTAAAGTGCACATTTCGTTCTAACAACAATTGGTACCTAACATCCCAAAAATATAAAACCTTGAACTGTCTTTTACCTTCGTACTCTGTCTTTATATCGTAAATAGCGTAGTCATTTGATAGTTTGTATATATCCTCATCTGGTCGACTTTCCAAACCAGCGACTCTTGCTACCCATGTTTTTATAGTTTGTAAGTTTGGTGTTATGTTTATTGATAGTGTATCTCTACCATCCCCTCTGAGCTTGTATGTCTTAGATAGTCTCAGCGTTGACAATATCGCATCAGGTCCTAAACCTCTTTCTAAGTTATCTTCATCAGTTGATAATCTAATGTAACCTCTACTATACCATTGAAATAAATCATCTTCAATAACTAAATCTTCAACACCGCTTTTGTTAAACAATTTTCTCTCTTTACCATTATCTATTGCCACTCCGAAAAAGTAATCTCTATTATCTATTGTAACAGAATTTTTCTTAGCGTGGTTGTCAACAAACTCGTTAAGTTCTTTATCGTTACCAAATAAGGGTATATTTATCATACTCTAGGCTTTAAGTCAGATTCAATTTCCTGTAAAACAGTTTGAAGTTTACCGGTTTTTATTACTTTAAGTTTTGTACCACCAGGAACAATCTGTAATGGGTCTTTGAAACTTGTTTTATTACAAGCGTATATTAACCACCATAAATCAACGGTACCATACAAATGGTAGCTGATATTAGTCCAAGGTGAGTCCGTTTTGAGTGTTGTGTCAACAATTGCTTGAGGGTCAATTGCATCCATGTCTATATCTACCCTACGTAATATGTTGTAAAACAATTTACTATCTTTCTGATATACACGAAAAATTTGTTCGTACCGGCCTGGGTTTAGTTGTTCCAACCCTTCAACATCATTTTGAAAACTCCCTAGTTGATCCATATTAATCCTCCTCGTCGTCCCCTAGTCCGGCAAAATTATCAGAGAATGGGTTCACAAAATCAATAGCAGCACTGATACCACTGTTGATCGCATCAAAGGTTGCTCCAGCTGCTTGTACTATAACATTATCAGAGTCTAGTTCTTCATCTAGGTTTTGATCGATACTTGCTACTCCGGTGTTTATTTTTCTATTTACATTATGGTACATAAAATTTCTAGTATGAGCTACTAATTCTTGTACATTCAATGTTATTTCGTATGCCTCTGGCATAGTTACTCTTATATTTTTAAAATTATCTGGATCCTCAAACGGTAAAGCTATAGTCATTTCACGGCGTTGACCAATGAAATCAACTTTTACACTCGACATATATGCATAAGGTGTATATGATATACCAGGTACCGTTATTTCATACATACAAGGAGGTCTGATTGTTTGTTTACTGTTTCTGTTCGGTAAATTTTGGTACACTAACATGAACGCTAATTGAAAATTTCTTATCATGTCTTCATAATCACCTGTGTTATATAATGGAAATTTTATATCGTAGTTTCTAGCGCCTCTACCGTGCTGAAAAAACTGTGGTTGTTCAGTATAATAACCAGCACCACCACCTATAGCTTCTCTCAAACCACCGGCTAAGTCTCCGGCAACACCGGCTAGGTCTACAGCTGCTCCAACACCTTTTGTCACTGCACCTATACCTTTTCCTAATTTGCTTTTACTTCCACCGGCTAATGTACTCGCTACACTACCTACACTTTTTAATGCTCCACCTAAAGCGTTGGACCCGTCGCCGAATTCGTGATTACCTGTCATTAAGTAGCTGCCTTGTAACTGTGGTATATCGTATATGAAGCCAGTATCATCGGTAATATACAAACCCGTGTAAGAGTCTAGAGGTTCATTATTTATCAACCCAAAATCAATATCTTCAAACTGACTCAAATAGTATGTACTTCTTGTTATCAATGAACTTGCACTTGGTGTCATTTCTTTGAGAATTATTCTCGGTACCTCGTCTCGTTGATCGTTCAACGTCCATGCAAAATCCTTTGCTACATTTATATATGTATAATTAGGTAAATCAGGTTCTATAGCTCTGCCTATACCCTCAACACCAAACTGTAGTAAGCTGGAACCGGTACCGAATGTACCCATCAATTGAGGAGCCTCTTGTCCTTGACCACCTTGATCATCAAAAGTCCATAAATAACGTTTTTGTGGTATTGGCATTTAAATATTTAATCTTTAATGTTATTTTTCAAAATTGATTCAACTATACATTGAATAATGCCCAGGTTTGTGCTGTTCATCGATATATTGACTTCTCCACTTACTCACAACATCGGTATCAAATCTGTTTATTGTTGTTGTGTTGTTACTAGTGCTACTATTCGTTATCACAGCAGTACCACCGGGGGCAGAACTGTTTTGTTCTTGTTGTTTTTCTTCTCGTTCTTTTTTGTCGTCTAGTAGCCTATCCATAAAACCTTTTGTCTTTTCACCTACTGCCGCGGTGGCTGCTAATGCGTTAGTACCGGTTTTCTGTGCTAATGGTATAGTATTTTGTATAA